CCCGGGCGCAGTTCCACCACACGCCCTTGGGGCGATGTCATCGCCCGCACATTCAAACTGAAAGGCTGACATCATGACCACGCTCACTGAAGGCAAACACGCGGGCGGCTTCCTCACCTGGGAAGTGCTGCGCGACTACACCCGCGAAACTGTCACCCTCGCCTCCGGCGCCGGCAATCTCGCGCCCGGCAGCGTGCTGGGCAAGATCACGACGGGCGGCAAATACACAGTGCTGACCCCCGGTGCCACGAATGGCAGCCAGAATGCCGCTGGCATCCTCTGGGCCGCTGTCGATGCCACCGATGCCGACGCCCTCGGTGTGGTGCTTGTGCGCGGCCCGGCCATCGTGAACCGCCATGAGATCATCTGGCCCGAGGGTGCCACCGAGGCGCAAATCACCACCGCCACCACGGCACTTGCCGCGCTCGGCATCATCCTGCGCTGAGCCAAGGCGCAACTTCCGCATCATTTGTGAAATAGAAGGAGGCTGGCTCATGGCCACCATGGACATCTTTGAAGGCGACGCCTTCTCCATCATCGAGCTGACCCGCGCGCTCGAAAACATCCCCTTCAAGCCCGCGATCCTCTCGGGCGCCGGGCTCTTCGGCAGCCGCGGCGTGCGCACGCGCACCGTGATGATTGAAAGCCGCGACGGCACCCTGTCGCTGATCCCGTTCTCGGAACGCGGCTCGGCCTACGAGTCCCAGATCCCCGAACGCCGCGACATGCGCGCCTTTGTTGTGCGCCAGTTCAAGAAGCAGGACGTGCTCTGGGCCTCGGAAATCCAGGGTATCCGTGATTTTGGCTCGGAAACCGCGGTGAGCCAAGTGCAGACCGAGATCGCGCGCAAGCTCGGACGGCTCCGCAATGATGCCGAGGCCACGTTTGAGTTCCATCTGTTCAACGGCATCCAGGGCGTCGTAAAGGACCCGCGCGACGGGGCCACGGTAATCGACTACCATGCCGAGTTCGGCATCACGCCCGCGGCGGAGGTGGACTTCGATCTGGACAACACGAGCCCCGCTTCTGGCGCGCTGCGCAAGCGGGCCCAGGCGCTGATCGAAAGCGTCGAGGACAGCCTCGGCGGGCTCGCTGCCGGTCAGGTGCAGCTGCGCGCTGAATGCGGATCGGCCTTCTTCGCCGATCTGGTGGCGCACAAGGAGGTGCGCGAGACCTATCTCAACACCGCCGCCGCCGCCGATCTGCGCGGCCGCGTCGGAGAAGAGGTCAGCTTCGGCGGCATCACCTTCCGCCGCTACCGGGGCGGGCTGGGCTTCGGCGTGCCGACCGACAAGGCGTATTTCTACCCCGAGGGCGTCGAGGGGCTGTTCGAGATCTACTACGCGCCTGCCGACACCTTCGAGACGGTCAACACCGTCGGCCTGCCGCTTTATGCGCGGATGATCCCCGATCGTGACCGCGACGAATGGGTGCGCCTCGAGATCGAGAGCAACCCGCTGCCGATCTGCACCCGCCCGCAGGTGTTGCGCAGCGCGCGGCGGACCTGATGAGCGCCGTCGCCATGGCGCTTGATGCGCTGTTTACCGATGGTAATATCGGGATTGATGCGGTCTACCTTCCCGAAGGCGGGGTACCGGTTCTGGTCCGCGTGGTCACCCGCCGCGCGGACGATGTCACCAGCTTTGGTGACACGCGGATCTGGTCGGAGACCACGCGCGTTGATCTGCGCGTGGCCGAGGTGCCAGCGCCGCGCCCCGGCGACCGCATCGAGATCGACAGCGAGGCGTTTCTCATCCAAGGGGAGCCGGTGCGGGATCGCGAGCGGCTCATCTGGACCGTGGATTTGAGGCCAGCGTGAAGCTGAAGCTGGACGTCACTCCGGATCTGGTCGCCATGATGGCCGCCGAGATCAAGGCCGGCGAGAAAGCCGTGTCCGCTGCCACGCGCGAAGCCGGCACCAATCTCAAGACGGCTTGGCGCGCTCAGATCACCGGCGCGGGTCTCGGCCAGCGCCTGTCCCGCACCATCCGGTCGGCGCAATATCCCAAGGGCCAGCCCAGCCTGAACGCCGCCGCGCTGGTCTGGTCTAACGCGCCGGTCATCATTGGCGCGCATGACACCGGACCGCTGATCCGCTCGCGCAACGGGTTCTGGCTGGCGATCCCAATGCCCGCAGCCGGGAAATCCTCGCGCAGTGGGCGCATCACCCCAGGCGAATGGGAACGTCGGTCGGGTCTACGCCTGCGCTTCGTCTATCGGCGAACGGGCCCCAGCCTGCTGGTGGCGGAGGGGCGACTGAATGCGCGGGGCCGTGCTGTGACGTCGCGGTCGAAAACCGGACGCGGCGTGACCACCGTGCCAATCTTTCTGCTGGTGCCACAGGTCAAGCTGCGCAAGCGGCTAGATCTGGCGCGCGATGCAGCGCGGGCGCAGGAGGCACTGCCCGGGGCGATCGTGGCGAACTGGGTCTCGACCAGGGCAGTTTGATCCGAAGCATGGCGCGTCAAAACTGCAAGCGATGATGATCATCCAGGTCGAATTGATCAACGTCTGGCCCATCCAGCGGCATCCTGTCACCAGCTCTTGCAAGAACGATGCGGCCAGATAAGATCGCGAGGTGTTCATCAGCATCGTTCAAACCATAGGGAGGCATCCATGCCAGACGGATCCATCATGGCGCCACGCCGCAGTGTCGTCGTTTCAGAATTCACCAATAGCCTTCTTGACCCCACAGCACCAATGCTGGGGCCAGTCGAAAACGGCGGCACGGTCATCTCCAATACCGCGCCGGGTTGCTGGGGACCTATGATCACACCCCGCCTGCGCGGCGGGCATGAGGTGACGAAACCGGTTTTTGTGGATGGCGCCGAGATCGGCGACGCGGTTGCGATCCGTATTCGGGACATCACCGTCACTTCCATTGCCACAGCATCGGGGCATGACAGTTCACCCGAAGGTTTCTGCCTTGGCGACCCCTATGTTGCAGCCCGCTGCCCGGTCTGCGATACGCTTTGGCCCGAAACCCATATCGAAGGGATCGGACAGGATGCCGTGAAATGCGACAGCTGCGGAAATGCGGTCAAACCTTTTGAAATCGTCCATGGCTACACGGTCACATTCGACGACACGCGCACTGTCGGCCTTACACTGCCCAAGGAGGCAGCAGAACGGATAGCTCATGATGCCGACCACTTTGCTGCACTTCCAGATGGGAGCCGACAGCACTCGATTCTGACGTTTGCGCCCTCGGATATGCCCGGCACATTGGTGCGGATGCGGCCGTTCCTCGGGCAGCTTGGAACCTGTCCGTCGATCGCGATGCCTGACAGTCATAATGCCGGGGATTTCGGCGCGTTCCTGGTTGGCGCACCGCATGCCTATGCGATCACCGCCGAGCAGCTGGCAGAACACAAGACCGACGGGCACATGGATATTGACGCCGTGCGCGCCGGTGCGATCCTTGTCTGTCCGGTCAAGGTCAAGGGTGCGGGTGTTTACATGGGCGACATGCACGCAGGCCAGGGGGATGGTGAAATTGCAGGGCATACGATGGATGTTGCAGGCAGCGTGACCCTTCAGGTCGAGGTGGTGAAAGATTACCCGATCGACGGCCCTGTGCTGTTTCCACTGGAAGAGGACTTGCCACCCTTGGCGCGCCCCTTCAGCGCCGCCGAGAAAGCCAAGGGCAAGCGTCTGGCAGAAAAATGGGGGGTGTCGGAAATTGATGACCTCGCCCCGATCAGCGTGATCGGAACGGCAGCGAACCTGAACGCCGCAATTGACAACGGCCTCGACAGGGCGGCGAAACTGCTTGGCATGACCGTGGCGGAAGTGCGCAACCGTGCAACTGTGAACGGTGCCATCGAAATCGGGCGCGCACCAGGTGTGATCCAGGTAACTTTCCTTGCGCCGCTGTCACGTCTGGACGCAGTCGGCCTTGGCGAATACGCACGCGAGCAATACGGTCTCTGAGCACCGCAAGGGGCAATCCACAAGACTGTCCGAGCATGCGCCCCGATAATACGATGGGCGCATGCTACTCCACCGAAACCCAGCCTTTCGGCTTGAATTCACTCGTTTGCCGCCGACAATAGCGGCGGCAGACAATATCTGTCTGGTATGCATGCCCACCCCCCGAGAAACCATCCTGACCGCCATGGCGGACCTGCTGCGCACGATCCCGCATGTACCGGTCTTGCGCGGCGAGGTCCTGCCCGAGCGCGTTCCCGCCGCCGGTCTGATGATCCTGCGCGATGGCGAGCCGGGCGAGCCCGGCGTCACGCTTTCGCCGCTGCGCTACCACTACCAGCACCGCGCCGAGATCGAGGCGGTGGTGCAAGGTGCCAACCGTGACACGACCTTCGATGATCTCTGCGCCAGCATTGGGGCGGCAATCTCTGCCGACCGGACGCTGGGCGGGCTCTGCGACTGGATCGGGGCGGAAGCGCCACGCCCGGTCGATCTGGCCGTAGAGGGTGCGGCGAGCCTGAAGGCGGCGGTCATTCCGGTCGTCTTGCATTATTCAACTGACGATCCGCTTGGGTGAACCTGCGGCCAGCCTGAAGGCCGCGTTCGGCGGGACGACAGTCCACTGGACTGTCGTCTGATCCGCCTCACTCCCGGTGGTGCTGCACTATTCCACGGCCGATCCGCTCGGCTGATCCCGACAAACCGAGGAGACCACCATGGCACGAGCCCAGGGGGCGCGGGCGCTGATGGCGCTTGCGTTCGAGACGACCTATGGCACGCCGCCCGCCAGCGGCTACACGCGGATGCCCTTCGCCAGCACCTCGCTCGGGGCAGAGCAACCGCTGCTGAACTCGGAACTGCTCGGCTACGGCCGCGATCCGCTGGCCCCATTGAAGGACGCCGTGACGGCGGACGGCGATGTCGTCGTGCCCATCGACGCGCAGGCCTTCGGCTTCTGGCTGAAGGCGGCCTTCGGCGCGCCGACCACGACCGGCACCGGCCCCTGGACGCACGAGTTCCAGTCCGGGTCCTGGACGCTGCCCTCAATGTCCATCGAGACCGGCATGCCGGAGGTGCCGCGCTACGCCATGTATTCCGGCTGCGTGCTCGACCAGATCAGCTGGCAGATGCAGCGATCGGGCCTGCTGACTGCGACCGCGAGTCTGGTGGCGCAGGGCGAGACGGTGGGCACGACCACCAGCGCGTTCGGCGATCCCGCCTCACCACCCACCGCGCTGGACCTGAAACGCTTCGGCCATTTCAATGGGTCCATCACCCGCAACGGCTTGGCGCTCGGCAACGTGGTCTCGGCCGAGATCACCTATGCGAACAACCTCGACCGGATCGAGACCATCCGCTCGGACGGCCGCATCGACGGGGCGGACCCAAGCATCGCGGCGCTCACCGGCCGGATCGAGGTGCGCTTCGCCGACCAGACGCTGGTGACGCAGGCGATCAACGGCGAGGCCTGCGAGATGGAATTCGCCTACGTCCTGCCCTCGGGCGAGAGCTTGCGCCTGACCGTGCACGCCGTCTACCTGCCGCGCCCGAGGATCGAGATTTCCGGGCCGCAGGGCGTGCAGGCCACCTTCGACTGGCAGGCCGCCCGCGACAGCGTGGTCGG